TAAGTCTGGCGAATTTATCATCTTCTGATGCTCGTGATTTCTTCCACGCAAATTGTGTTCGCTTGGAGATTACTGCCCTGGAAGAGGACTATGTTAGTCGTACTGGCGCAGTTTTCCTTAAGGGTCAGAATCTGTGTGTGAATCGCCATTCGTTTAGATTGGGTTCGCGTTTCATGATTAAGATCATTGATAGTTCACCAGCTCAGGGACTCACGTCCAACAGCTTGTGTTATGTTTCACGGTCTGAAATGCAGGAATGCGTTGAGCGCGATATTGTCGTTTTTAAATTGCATAATGTCCCTCCTCGGAAGGATATTTTGAAATATTGGAACGAGAATGTAATCCCAGTCACGCGAATGGTTTCTGTCACGAGAGAGATGTCAGGAAATGCCACTTACACCGAACTTTTCAACGTCAATTATTGTGAGAATTTTCCAGTGGAAACACTGGATGTTCGCATGCCCGTATATATGGGTGTGGGCACTGTTATGACGAAGAATGGTGATTGTGGTTCACTTGGGATTGCTCTGACCCCCAAAGGTCCTGTTATTCTAGGGTTGCATACTCTAGGGTACAACACTACTGTGGGTTTTCCCCATGTGTTGCGCAGCACGCTTGAGCGATTGTGCGACACTGCTGTACCAACCGTTTCGGGTGGCGGAGAGCCTATGCTATCATTGAATGGTGAAACTGTCTTAGTTGAGCCGCATCATAAAAGCATTTTTCGCTACCTACCAGAAGGTACAGCAAATATCTATGGAAGCTTTTCAGGATTTCGTCCTAAGCCCCGTAGTCGTGTCTGTGATACTCCCTTAAAGGATCGGATGGTTGAACATTTCAAGTGCGAACCTGAGTTTGGACGTCCGAATATGACTGGATGGGAGCCATGGCACAATAATGTCAAGGAAATGGTTGTGCCCCACACTGATATTGATCAGAGTCTCCTTAATCACTGTGCAGATTCGTTTGCTAATGAGATCATTGAGGCTTTGGATGAGAAATCTAAGGATTGGCGGGGACAACTCGTCTTTCTCAGTGATCGTGCTGCTGTGAATGGTTTGCCAGGTGTGAAGTTCATTGATCGTATCAATGTGAACTCTTCGATGGGACATCCATGGTGCAAGTCCAAGAAGAATTTTTTGGTAAGTGCACCGGATCAAACCTATCCTGAGGGAGTTGATTTCAATGAAGAGGTGTGGGAACGCGTGCGTAAGATTGAGAAGCTATATGCTGAAGGTCAACGTGCGTATCCCGTGTATACCGGTCATCTGAAGGATGAAGTCTTGCCCTTGAGGAAGATTCAAGCTAAGAAGGTGCGAATGTTCACAGGAGCTCCTATCGATGCCAGTCTGGTCATCAGAAAGAAGCTGCTATCATTTGTGCGCCTTTTGCAGAAGAACAAGTTTGTGTTCGAAGCAGCACCAGGCACAGTAGCACAG